AAGAAGCATAAGGATGAGCTTGAGAAGAAGCCGGGGTCTGACCGTCTGAATGAAATACGGCGGGAAATAATAACGCCGCGCCTTGAGATACAGGAAAAACATGCCGAAACCTTTCAGCGATTCTTGATGCATGTTTGCCAAAGCTACCACCTTAAATTTGAAATGGAAACCATAATGCTGGCAACGAAACCGGAGGAAATACTGCTCCGGTTTATTGATTGGTATAGCTTTATAGGCGACATAAGCGAGATTTGCCTGCAAAGCCTAGAAAAAGCGAGGCTGAAGCTTTATGGAGTATAAGCCGATAAAGTGTCCAGCGTGTGGGAAAACGCTGATTTTTCATGTTGACGGGTGCAATGCGACATATTCAATTACATGCGTCAATAATAAGTGCAATGCGAGAGTAATTATTTACTCAGCGGGACAGACGGCAATTCAAGAGGGCGTGAAGAGTATTAAAGATAACCTAACATTTAAGCAACTTGAAAATATGGTTGCTAAAAACAAGGGTATTGATTTAGATAAAATAATAACAAGACGCTAGAGGCTCACGAAGCCCACTTCTCCGACCGGAGGGTGGGCTTTTTCTGTTTATGCGGGGTGTTTTGAGTGAACGAATTACAAAAAAACCTACTTATTGACACAGTTATAAAGCACTTCGGGCTTGATGATGCTGAAACTATTCTAACGACCTACCCGGCCACCGGGCCGAGTGGCCTGCGCCGAATGCTTGGAGAAATGGATCGGGAATACTTTTGCCTGGCTTACCTGCCGGACATATTTGACAAGCCGTTTGGTGACTATGCAAGGGAAATACTTGATACCCTTGCACGCTCAATAGAATCCGAAGTAGCGGAAAAGATGGCGGTAATAGCTCCCCGTGGCCACGGTAAAAGCACATTATCATCCGTGGCTATTCCGGCATGGGCGGCGCTATACAACAAGAAAAAATTTACTTATTTTATCAGCGCAAACGGTGACACTGCAGCAAACTTTTTAGACAAAGTGAAAAAGGCACTTGACAGCCCAGAAATACTGCAAGACTTCGGCAGGCAAAAGGGGCGGGTGTGGAATGCCGACTTTATAAACTTGACTAACGGTTGCTGGATTGGTTGTACCGGTTGGAAGTCTGGCATTAGGGGGATAAATAAGGACCGTAGGCCAGACCTGATTATTTTGGATGACTTGGAAGATAAAAGCGTTATGGAATCAGATGCCCTTAGAACAAAGCTGGAAACTTGTTTTAACGAGGAAATAGGGCGTTTAGGTGATTATGATAGTGACTTCTTTTATATTGGCACACTTCTTTCAACTGATGCATTACTAGCCAGAGTTATTCAAATGCCTTCATGGAAAACACTCTTTTTCAAAAGGGTGCTATCATTCCCGGATGATGAAGGTGAAAAACTTTGGGAAGAATGGCGCAAGATTTACAGAGATGCGGGAAACGAGAATAGAATGGATGATGCTTATTCGTTCTATCTTGAGCACAAAGAAGCAATGATCAAAGGTGTGAGGGTACTTTGGGAAGGTAAAACGCCGGAAGATAAAATGAAATACGCCGGCGCTTATTATGGTGTAATGCTAGATCGGGAAACATGGGGCGAGGATGCGTTCTGGAAAGAAGACCAGAACGAGCCGCGAAGTGCCAAAGGCAAGCCATTCAAAAACCTGACGTATTGGAATGAGTGGCCAGAGGGAATTAAGAAACTAAAACTTGCTTGCGACCCTTCGGAGGGCAAGGGCGACAGTTCGGCCTATGTCGTAGGCGGGGAACTAAACGGCGGGTGCTTTATCAAGGACGGCAAACTTGCCTTGCATAACCCTTACCAAATTATGGATGAAATAATCCGGCTTATAAAAGAATATCCGGAAATAGATGAAATCATTCTTGAAAGCAATCTATTTAAAGACTTACTGAAAATAGAGCTTATCAAAAAGCTTAGCGAAGCAGATTGTTACCGGATGGTTACGCATATTAAGGCGACGGACAACAAAGAAACACGGATTATGAAAATGGAACCGGACATAACCGGGGGCAAAATACTGTTTAATCCGCTAAATGTGGCTTTTAATGAGGAAATAAAGGACTTTTCCGTTAAACCAAAATGCAAACGCGACGATGCGCCCGACTCCTTACAAATGCTTTGGAAAACGCTAAAAAAACCCAACTATATCATTAGATAGGCAGGTGATCATATGCTCATTGAGCGTTCGCATATTCAGAGAAAAATGGGCCTAAGAGAAAGGTTTAATTTAATAAAATCCGCTTTTGCTGGCCTGCCTAACGGATCACTTTTGAAGATGGCCCAACGGTTTATGCCGATGTATGGAGAGCCGCCGCGCCGATCGACAGAGGATTGGATTGAACTTTATAACAAGAGTCCGCGCATGAATCCAATCCATCAGATCGCCTCAGATGTGGCGACTTCGGCTTACGGGATTTACAAAACAGGTGACACGAAGAAAATTAAGCTTCAAAATAGCCCGGTGGAAACTATTTTAAGAAAGCCTAATCCGCTAACCGAAATGACCGAGTATGTATTATTTTACATTACGCAAGTATATTTGCTTCTGCCGGCCGGGGAGTCGTTCTGGATTAAAGAGCGGAATGGACTGGGTAGGATAACCGAACTTTGGCCGGTCCCGCCTAACTGGGTTACTGAAATACCAAGTAAGTCATATCCATATTTCAAGATATTCCCGCAAGGCAATATGCGGGCCGGATTTATCGAGGTCCCGCCCATGGACATGATTTACTTCAAAAAGCCCGATGTTGCCAACCCTTATTTAAGGGGAGTTGGCCGGGCCGAGGGTATAGGCGACGAAATTGAAACAGACGAATACATGGCGAAGTATCAGAAAAGATTCTTCTTTAATGATGCCATACCGCCAATGGTCGGGCAAATGCCTGGCGCTGACGAGGCGGTCATAAACCGGACAGAAGAATATTGGGCACAAAAGTACGGAGGTTATAATAATGCCCACAAAGTTGCTTGGCTGAACTGGGAAGCCAAATTTCAGTTATTAAAAGAAACCAATAAAGACATGGACTTTATAGAATCGCGCAAATACCTACGTGACATTTCTAACCAACATTTCAATATTCCACCGGAATTGTTTGGAATATTGGAAAATTCTAATAGGAGTACCATTGACGCAGCATACTACCTCTACACAAAAAACGTGCTACGAAAAGAGTTAAAATTTATTGACGATACTCTTAACCGGCAGCTTATACCGGAGTTTGGTGAGGGAATATATCTTGAGCATGATAACGTTGTCCCTGAAGATTCTGAGTTTGAACTAAAGAAGGCTTCCGAAGGATTGAAAAACGGTGGAATTACCGTTGATGAGTGGCGACTTAAAAATGGCTGGGATGAATTGCCGGACGGTAAAGGCAAGATACTCTATACCCCTTTAAACATGATTCCAACCAGTTTAACCGGCGAACCATTGCCGACAAATGTCCCGGCACGTGAGCCCCCCGAAGAACCGCCACCGGAGCCCGGCAAGAGCAAGGCCCTTACCGATGAGCAAAAAAATCAAATGTGGCATGTCATGGATAAGGCGGCCGTAAAAAACGAGCGGCCTTTTATTAATGCCCTTAAGAAGTATTTCCAGCAACAGCAGGACAAAATTAACAAATCGCTTGAGAAGTCCATGAAAGCGGCCACAGACGACCCTGACGAACTTTTGGACTGGCAGGCCGAGAATGCTACTTTACTTGCCGTGATGACCCCTTTATGGAAGCAGTCTTTTGGCGAGGGCGCTACTACGGCAAATGAATTGTTCGGTTTTGGAATTGGCTTTGATGTGCTTAACCCTAAATTCCTGGATTGGGTAAAAGAGAATGGTGCTGAACAGGTAAAGAAAATCAATGACACCACCAAGGAGAAGTTGAGAGTTGCTTTATCGGAAGGCGTTGCCGATGGTGAGTCAATTCCCAAGCTTAGGGACCGCGTGTCTGAGGTGATGACCGAGGCAAAAACAAGCCGAGCGGTAAAAATAGCGCGGACAGAAACCCATAACACAGTAAACACCGGGACTTTTGAAACATATGTTGCCGGCAACGTGAAGAAGAAGGAATGGTTAACCACGATCGATGGTCGTGAGAGGGTAGCCCACGCAAAAATAAACAGGCAGATAGTAGACATTGACAAACCGTTTAGTAACGGCCTAATGTATCCAGGCGATTCGCGAGGGCCTGCCGCGCAAGTTGTCCATTGTCGCTGTACGCTGCTGCCGGTACTACCAGACTAAGGAGGTAATTACATGCTTACTGATAAAATTGACATGCTCAAGCATGAAGCCTGCCAGAAAGAAGTGGCCGCAATAGTGGCCGAATTCAGGCGGGCGCTACTGCGACACTTTGAGGTTGTGGAAAAAAACTCGACTAGATTAATCAATGAGAGGTGGGGTAAGGATGAGTAAAATCAAAAAGGTTTTTAACTGTGAAATAAAGCAGGTTGGCGAAGAATCGGACAGGATTTTGCGCTTTGTCGGTAGCGACGAAACGCCAGATCGGGACAATGACATAATTGAAGTAACTGGCTGGAAACTGGATGAATACTTAAAGAATCCGATTTTTTTATGGGCACATCAATATGACCAGCCACCCGTAGGAAAAGCTGTCAACGTCACCATTGATGCTGGAGCAAAAAGGCTGATGTTTGATATCAAATTTCCTACTGCTGAGGAATACCCCTTTGCGGATACAATCTATAAGCTTTACAGAGGCGGATATCTAAATGCTACATCTGTAGGATTTAAGGGGATTAAATTTAAAACCCGCGATGACGATGAAATGTTGGAATTGCCCGAATGGAGACGCGGGAAAAGGTACATGGAGCAAAGCCTTTTAGAATTATCGGCTGTACCTGTACCGAGCAACCCCAATGCCTTGCAGACCATACGCAGTAAGGGTTTCAAAGACGAGGATATTGATAAGGTTTTTGCAGACCAAAAATCTGTTATCTCCTACAAGTCCTACCCAACCGAACCTGAAAGCACGGAATGGGATGGTCCGGCTGAAATTGCCGCAGCCTCAGTTGATGATCTAAAAATCATGTGCGCCTGGTATGACGCAGAAAACGCAGATACCAAACAGGCATATAAACTGCCGCACCATAGGCAAAGCGACAAGCATGTCATATGGCGCGCTGTTTATGCGGCTATGGCCGCACTGCTTGGCGCGAGGGGCGGGGTCGATATTCCGGAGGCAGACAGGAAAGGCGTATACAATCACCTTGCGAAAGAATATAAGAATTTTGACAAGGAACCGCCTGAATTTAAGGAATACACCGATGTTGAATTAAAGGCAATGTTTCCGGAAGAAGTAAAAGAAGCTGCGCCAATAACTAAAACCCCGGATACCGAAGGTAATCCGTCTACTTATGATATTGAGCGCGAAATCCAGAATACTATTAATCCGAACTATATAATGCCTGGTGTTTGGGTTGCCGATCTGTATCCCGTGAATTATCCGAGCGGGAAAGTAGTCATCTGCAGACAAAGTAAATACTTCATACACAACTACACATACGAGAAAGTGAACGATGTAGTAAAAATTACTCTTGATGAGGGTGCTGAAGTCGAGATTGCATACAGCGAAAAGGCATTACAGGAACGTCTTGGCTGGAAAACCGGCGCGACACTATCAAACAAGAACCGGGAACTGCTGAATTCGATTCATGACAGTTTGGATAAATGCCGGCAGGATTTAAAAAGTTTTCTTGACAGTACAATGCCGATGGAGTCGGGAGATATGCCGATGATGACCGCAATGCGAACGGCATCTGCGGATAAACTCAGTGTAAAAATTGAGATAACGGATGAACTAAAGCAAGCACTTGAGGAGATAAAATCCCAAGTGCTTTTATTATCCCAAAAACAAGACAGCCAAGATGCAGACAAGGACATAGACCTTGATGCCATAGAGTTACCCGTAGCTACAAAAGACCCTGCACAAGACGAACTAAATATTGAACCTGGCGAACTCAAAAACATGATAGTGCAAATCATCAAAGAACAATTACAAGGAGGAATCAAGAATGAATCTTGACGAACTAAAAAGCGTAATAGCCGAATCCGTGAAGGAGCAACTTGCTCCCATCCAGGAGAAGCAGGCGCAGTATGAGGAAACCCAGCGTAAATACGCTGAGATTTTTGATCGTAAGGACGACCGGCAGGAAGAAAAGAAGGAGCCCGGCTTTACTTTCACCCGCGCCATTAAGTGTCTGACTTTGGCAAAAAACGACCCTGAAAAGGCACTGTTTTATGCCACCGGCGGACAGAATGGAGCTGCAAAAGGTATGTATCCGCAGGATAAGGACGTGCAGGCGTTGCTTAAACAACTGTCGGCAACAACTCCCAGCGAAGGCGGCTTCCTGATTGCTGAACAATACAGCCGGGATATTATTCCCCTGCTTATGTCCAATGTCGCTGTAATGGCCCTAGGGGCCCGAAGGGTGCCACTGACTGGTGGTAACCTGAACATTCCTAAGCAAACCGGTGGGGCAACATCCTACTACATTGGCGAGAATCAAGACGCGATTGCCAGCCAGCAGACATTTGGCAATATCAAGCTGAGCTCTAAAAAGCTCGTTACTCTTGTCCCTATATCCAACGACCTGATTCGTAATGCCAGCCCCGAAGCTGACGCCCTAGTAAGGGACGATATGGTTAATCAGATGCGCCTGAAAATTGACTATACTGCTATGTACGGTGATGGCACGGCCCATACCCCTATCGGCATTAAAAAGTCAATCAATACGGCCAACATCTCGGTATCTACTGCAGCTATTGATGCTGACCTGCCGGGCACAATTATCAGCCTGATCATGGTCCAGAATATCCCGATGCTTTCCTGTGGCTGGGTGTTCAACGCGAAAACATGGGCCGAATTTTACAACCTGAAAACCACGACCAACCAGTACATTTACCGGGATGAAATGAATCGCGGCAGCTTAAACGGCTTCCCGTTCAAGATCAGCAACCAGATCACCACGGCGAACAGCACAGCAGGCACGACCTACTATGACATGTTCTTCGGCGACTTCTCCGAGTTCATGTTTGGTGACGAAATGGCATTTGAGTTCATGGCATCCCAAGAGGCCAGCTATAAAAACTCAGCTGGGACGCTGGTATCTGCCTTCTCCCTTGACCAAACCGTGCTGAAGATTACAGCTAAGCACGATATGGCCCTGCGGCATGACCGGGCGTTCCTAGTATATAACCGTTACCACAGTTCATAAGATAGGGGCTTAACGGCCCCTTGTCCCTTTAATATATCAATCAAGGAGGAATCAAAATGAGGCGTAAACTCATTGAGCAAGTCAAAGAAAAAGCTTGCATGATTACAACTATTTCCGCAGCGGCCACAACGGCCCATGCTTCCAGTTCCATTGATCGCGAGGGCTATTTGTCGGCCTATGTTGTCACACAGTGCAAGGCGACCGCCGCCGATACTGCGGCGATTACCTTTTACGTTTACGACTCCAGTGATAATAGCACGTTTGCCATTTACGACAGTGCAAATGCTACTTGTAGCATGAATGCGACCGCCGCCGTGACGGCTAATGGTTTTAACGTTGACTTGGCTGGCGCAAACCGCTATATCAAGGTTTATGCTACACCGGCAGAGGCAACCAATACCACGGCCACCGTGACCGTTGCCGTTATTCTTGGTGATGCGGTTGAGGAGCCGGCCACATAAGCCATGATTAAGCCAGATAACGACAAAATGGTACGTCCGGACAGCAAAAAGCCTTCCGGCAAAGTAGTCGCAAAATAGGGGTGAGCAATCACCCCTATTTATTTGAACAGAAAGGGTGATTCTATGCCCTTAATTGACCAAGCATTGACAACTTTAAGCACGGTGCGGCTTTATTTGAAGCTGTATACCTTGACTGCCGTAACGAGTAGCGAAACACTCACGGCAGACACGGCAGCGGTAACTTTTTCCTTTGTGCATACCGATCTAGCACCGAACTATTTCGGGGCATTTGCTGAAGTGTCCGGAACTGCCTCAGATACCATTTCCACGGCAGTTATGACAATTGATTATAGCCTTGGCACCGTCACATTCAGCGCGGCCAGGACAGGCAATATTACATGTGCAGGTTACCGGTATTTTGTCTGGGACTACAGCAAGGATAAGTTTCTCGAACGCTTCATAAACAGCGTTTCTAGCTCAGTATCAAAGTATTGCGGACGTAACTTCATTGCCGACACATATAGCGAATTTTACAAGGGCCACGGACGGCAGAAACTTATCTTGAATCAGTACCCGGTAAACAAAATTACCTCCGTGAAAGTGGACGGCGCGGCGCTTACGGCTGGCACGGACTACGTGACTAGCGACCGGACATACCTTGACCAGGGGATTATTTTCAAAAATAACGGCTGGACATGGTACGGCTACCTTACCGGCCTTGTCGGTGAGCTTACCGCGCCGG